TCTTACTAACTATTCTCCAAAGCTTGCAGATCCAAACGTAGTAGACTTTAGTGCATTGCAAAATATGAAGCCTAAGCAGATTATTCCTACTAATGGAAATCCTGCTGCAGCAGTACAATCAATGCCTCCTGAAGCTTTATCTACAGGCACAGTTCCTTTGCTTACTCATTTACAGATGATTAAAGAACAAGCAACAGGAATGTCAAAAGCAGCCCAAGGGTTAAACGATACACTTTATGTATCAGGTAATTCTGAACAAAAGTTATCGGCTGTGCAATCCGCTGCACAAAAAAGAATCCAGCATATAGCGCGTAGATTTGCGGAAACTGGATTCAAGCGGCTTGTTGCTGGTATTTATGAAACCATGCGTTCTAAGATGAAAGGTAAACAATCTTATTATCAAGATGGAATGTATGGCTCTGTTAATATTTCAGAGCTACCCTCTAAAATGGATGTTGAGATACTCTTAGATATTGGTGAAAACTCTAACTCTAATATGATTCAAAAGTTAAGTAAGATAGGTGCAGAAATACTTCCTGCATTAAATCAACAAGGATCAGGTATTGTTATTAAGACAGAAGCCCCTGCAGTTCTTGCTACTAAACTTATTGAGTCTATGAACTTAGATAGTAATGACTTCTTAGAAGACTATACTACTCCTGAGTTTAAAGAGAAAGCAGCAAAGGCTATTGAAGAACAAACTCAGAAACAACAAGCAGAACAGGCTGTTGCTCAACGTAAGCTAGAGGCTGATGCAGCTCTCGCAGAAGCAAACGTTGGCTATACTAACGCTCAATCTAAAAATACTTTGGATGATAACGCTAGACAACTTGCAGTATCAATTGATAGGCATTTTCAAGAGTGGGCTGATCTTACAGTCAAAGCGACTAAAGAGGGAGCCGAACTTCCTGAACATCCTAGCTATGATCAGATTATTATGCTTGCAAGACAAATTATACAACAAGGATAAATTATGGATAAATACCGTGAGTCAGCCGAGAAGAGGCTGGGTAATAATAAATCCTACGGTAAACATAAAATTCATCCTGAAGAATTGGCGCGAAGGGCTCATGTTAAGGGTCACTTCGCTGCCAAAGAAAGGGATGAGTTTTTTGATGAAGCGTATGGAGAAGTACTTGTAGATTATTTTGTAGAGTGGTTAAAGACAGACCCTCACGAAACTAAATCTAGAGAGTTCCTTTATGCTGCGGCTATGGCATTAGGCAGTGTAAAAGAAAAGATGATGAGTTTTGAAATGTATGGGAAGAATATTCCCCATATCCAGGAGGACAACAATGAGGCAAATTGATTACGAAAAACTAAGCACTAATATTGATGAGATGATTAATCTCTTAGAATATGATTCAATGCGGAGTGCTGGCAAATGCAAGATTAATGCAGGAACACTAGAAACTCTTATTAATCTTAAGAAGCATTATGCTCCCAAAGATAAGCAACCTAATACTAAGAAGGAGGCTTAAATGAGTAATACCGAAGCAACAACAGACTCTACCCTTAGGGATGACTCTGTAGCTAGTGGTGGTCGTACAGAAGAGGCTTTGTTGGCTGACATTCTTCGGAACACACAGTTCCTAGATGAAGAATCTCTACCCGATGAACAAATCCCTGAAGTTGACACGGAAGAATCCAACGAAGACGAACCCGAAGCGTTGGAGGAAGACGATACTGAAGAAGTTGAAGAGGAAGTAGAAGACGAAGAAGAAGAAACATCAGATGAGGATGACGAGTCTACCCAAGATGTTGAAGTTTTTTCTACGGACGATCTTGACTTGGATGCTAAAGTAGCCGTTAAAATTGACGGTGAAGAGATGGAAGTATCCTTTGGTGATCTTATAAAAGGTTACTCTACTGAACAACATCTTTCAAAGAAGGGTCGTGAATTAGGTGAAGCAAGAAAACAAGCGGAAGAAGAATATCAAGCTAAGCTAAGTGAAATTGAAAATGTCACTAAGGCTTCTGCCGCTGTCCTATATTCAGAAGAACAAGCGTTTGCTAAACAGTATCATGATATCGAAGCTAAAATTGAAAAGGCTAGAGAAGAAGGTGATACTTATGAAGTTAACGATCTTAAGGATAAACGCGAACAAGCGCAAAAACGTTATTGGGATGCCAGAAATAAAAGAGAAAATATTGTTAAGACAGTAGAATCTCAAATGGAAGCCCAACAAAATAAAGCCTGGGAAGAACAAGTGAATTACTTTAATGAAACAATTCCAACAATGATTCCTGACTTTAATGAAGAAACGGCTATGGCTATTCGTGAATTTGCAATAGAAGAAGGTATTGCACCTGAAATCTTAGATACAATTGCAGATCCAATTATTGTTAAGTTTGTTGATGACTATCGCCGCCTTAAACAAGGCATTACGAAAGGTCAGGCAAAACGAAAAGTCGCATCTACTAAAAGAGCACCTGTTAAAAAAGCTAAGTCTATAACTAAAAAGAAAGTTGAGGCTAGTGAAAAGACAAGACAACGTGCGCTTAGTGGAGAGGCTAGTGAAGCTGAACAAATGGATTTCCTACGGGGACTTGCTGAACGCTCTTTAAATCTTTAGTACCGTTGGAGGTAATTTAATATGACTACAACTCTTGGTGTACGCGGCACTGGTGGACCAGCAGGTCCTGCTCGCGGAACTGGCAAAGACGTCTCACAGCGTGAGGATCTTGCCAACTTTATCACGATGATTACTCGTGATGAAACTCCTTTTATTGCATCTATTGGCAAAACAAAGGCAACTGCTATTTATCACGAATGGCAAACTGACACTCTCGAAGCTCCTGGTTCTTCTCGTATTGCAGAAGGCCAAGACTACCTTGAGCCAGCTTCAGGTGGTGCATCTGCAACTCCTGCAGTAGGCGCAAAGTTTGCTGAGAGTGGTCCAACCCGTACTCGTCTTGGTAACTATACCCAGATTAACGGTAAGACTATTGCTGTATCAGGCACACGCCGTGCAGTAGATCAGGCTGGTATTGCTGATGAATATGCTTATCAGCTTAAAAAGCGTGGTACTGAACTTCGCCGTGACGTAGAACATGACATGGTTCATTCGTTCAACGTATCCTCTGCTGTAGGTTCACAAAGTAACACTGCTCGTTCTGCTGGTGGTTTCCAATCTTTCATTAACTCAGCTAGCACTGTTAATTATGCTGGTCAGTGGGCAGCCCCTGCAACAACTGCAGACGGTACTGCTGTAGTACGTTCTTCGCTAACTACTACTGCTGCTCCTACTAATGGTTCACTAGCACTGTCTGATATTGATGAAGTTATGCAGAAGATTTATCAGGAAGGCGGTAAGGCAACTAGCATTATGTTGTCACCAAAGCTGCGCCGTGATTTCTCTGACCTAATGGTTGGTGATTCAGGGGTACGCCGTAATCTTGATGAAAAAGGTAAGCTTCGCCAGTCAGTAGACGTATATATGTCTGACTTTGGTGATATTATGGTAGTTCCTAACTACATTATGGGTCTTGCAAACAGCGTACAGTTTATTAACTCAAACGCTACCCCTGCAAACCTTGCTGCTACTACTGATGTAGCTGACTTTGCAGCATTGATTTATGATCCAATGTGGTTCAATATTGCTACTCTGCGTCCTCTGCAAGAAGTAGACGTAGGCCAGAAGGGTGACTCAACTGTTGGTATGATGGTTGAAGAATTCACTCTAGAAGTTCGTAATCCTAAGGGTTGCGGTGCTATCTACGGTCTCGAATAAAATTAAAGTAGGGAGGCTCTTATGGGTCTCCCTATTTTTAATGAAGGAGAAAAAATATGGCATATAACTATGAAGCTGATCGTCTTAGAAAAGCACAAGAGATGATAATGCGCCGTAAAAACAAAACCCCTGATGGTATTGGAATTCCAGAATTTGATCCTAACCTAAATAAAGATATAGGAAGGGATAAACCTTCAAATATGCTGGCCGCACCATTAACCGTAATACCTGAAGACTCTGAAAATCTATTTGTTATGACAAAAGGTTCTTTACCAGTTATTGATACTAGTAATCCAAATAGAGGATTTGGAGAAAAAGGAAATATTATTCCTGGAAGCCCTCTTGAAAGAAAAGCATTAATGAATGCTTATGGTGGAACTGGAAGTGAAAATGCTCTAAAAGCTTTAGCTGAACATAAAAGATTAAAGGATGAATTAGAGGGAAAAATAGCAGGTCCTGTAAGTCCGTATGAACAAGGGATGGCTGAACTTGAAATAATAAAAAGAAATCGATTAAAAAAACAAATGAATATGAGAGACCCTAGTGATTATTATAAACCCCCTCAAAAACAAATATCAATAGGTCAATTGTTAGGCAAAGGAGGTTAATGTGGATAAAGTAAAGTCAGGTGTAAAAACAAAGTCAGCAGATGCTATGCGTAAAGCATCTATGCGTAAAAATAAGTATAGAAACAATCCTTACGCAGATCCAATGCACCCAATGAATCGAGAACTTACAGGTTCTTCTACGCTTAAAGAAGATCCTGTTTATAAAGGCGGCGGCGGTAAAATTCTTAATTGCCGTTAAAAGGAGCAAATTATGAAAACTTGTAAAGGATGTACAACACCTAAGAAGTGCATGGAAATGGGCAAATGTTTAATTGCTCAGTCTAATGAAAATATGAAAATGGATCCGCAGTATAAATCTGCTGGCGGTGTAGTCTATAAAGGACGCTAAACAAAAAGGAGTACAGTAAATGCTAGTTATTAGAACAGCTAACGGGAATACTTACCCTGCAGACACTTGTGTATGGCGTACAGCTCAGTCTGGCGCAACAGGTTATAAGTTAACTCATCTTGATATTGGAACACCTACGGTAGCCGTTGGTGCAACTCCAACTACCGCTCCAGCAGGAGCACAATTAGGCTACATAGGTAAGAGTGGACGTTTTGTTTCTTATACAGAACCAGCTTAATTAAGGAGTGAGGACATGGCAAAAGAAAATGAATTTAAATTCCACAGTAAAACTGTAGGAGCAGATAAAGGTATTAATGCAGGATTTGATCTTGATACTTCCGAATGGGAAGCCAAACAAGATATTAGTCAATACATTGAACACGCAAAACTTGAACGAGAAAAGCAAGACTATTATGGAATTCGAAAGAATGGTTTTAGAAAACTAGCTACGATCCCTGATATTGTTGCAATTAAAATTCTTCAAGAGCATCATTTAGATCTTCATGATCCTGGATTTATGCGTGAACCAAGTAATCTAACTAAGCTAAAAAAGATCCTAATAACAGAGTACCCTGATTTGCTAGTTAATACTTAATTAGGAGGTTCTTATGGCAAGAACGTATGCAGAATTTGTTAGTCTAGTTAGGGATTGGGCTAATAGAGATTCCGCAGCATTAAGCGACAATCTAATACAAGATTGTTTACGCTACGCTGCAGATAAAGCCTATCGTAAGCTACGTATAGCTAAATTAGAAGCTACAGTTACTTACGATTCAGACTCATTACTTGCAGCTACTACTGCTGGAAATGGACTTATCCCTAGCAAAACAGAAGTTGCAATACCTCAAGATCTTATTGAGTTTATACAAGTTAGAGAAATTGATGCTAACGGAATGACTACTCGTTTATTTAACGAAAAAACAGATCTTAGAACATTTAACGATTACTATGGAGAAAAGTATAACGAGTATGCTTATTGGGCTAGACAAGGAAACATACTTTTATTTTCTCCAGGATTTACAATATCAGGTTCTCTTGGAAGCCCTGATAAATTAGAAATACATTATTATAGAAGGCTTCCTGCCTTAAACGCTAAATATGATGTTAGTGTTATTAACTATAATGCAGGACTCTTAAATTCTGCTTTAGAATCAGATAGCGGATCAAGCTCTTTATGGATTGTAGCGAGTGGCGCAAATGCAGGAGCTTACGCTACTGAAGCCGCTGTTCCTGCAGGTGAAACTGCTACTGAAACTTGGTTTATAGGTAAAGAAGTTCCTAATTGGTTAAGAGACGAAAATGATAGAATACTATTAATGGGTGCTTTAGCTGAATGCTTCTTTTATTTACAGGATGACGAACAAGCAACTAAATATGCTACTTTGTTTATAAACGAGATTGAAGAGCTTAACCTAGAAGATAAGAAACGGAATTCATCAGGCGGTAATGTACAAGTTAACTTTAATGGGAGAGGGTTGATATAATGGCAACACCAGCACAACCTCAATCAGGTCAATTAGGATCTACTGATGATAAAGCAAGTGGAGGTATTTTTTCCACAGGCACACCAGGTTCGATTAGTACAATTGAGCAAGCAATTCAAGCAGATGTAGCAAGTGCAGAAGCTGCTAAAGTGGCTGCACAGACTGCTAAAACAGCAGCAGAGTTAGCAGAAACTAATGCTGAAACAGCAGAAACTAATGCAGCTACATCCGCTACAAATGCTGCTACTAGTGCAACCGCTTCGGCTAATAGTGCAACAGCCTCCTCTACTAGTGCAACCGCTTCGGCTACATCAGCTACAAGTTCAGCTACTTCTGCATCAAATGCAGCTACTAGCGAAACAAACGCGGCAACTAGCGAAACAAATGCAGCTGCTTCGGCAACTAGCGCAAACTCTAGTGAGTCAAATGCATTAACTTATCGAAATGAAGCAAGTACTTTTTCTACAAATGCATCTACAAGTGCTACTAATGCTGCTAATTCTGCTTCTGCAGCAAGTACTTCTGCATCTAATGCATCTACTAGCGAGACTAATGCATCTACTAGCGAGACTAATGCGGCAGCAAGTGAAACTGCAGCAGCTACAAGTGAAACTAATGCAGCTACTTCAGAAACTAATGCGGCTACAAGTGAAACTAATGCGGCTGCTTCTGCTACAACGGCAACAACTCAGGCTGGCATAGCAACCACAAAAGCTGGAGACGCAGCAACTTCTGCCTCTAATGCAGCTACTAGTGAAACAAATGCGGCTACATCGGAAACTAATGCAGCTACTTCTGCTTCTAATGCATCTACCTCTGCTTCAGCAGCAGCGGCTTCTCAGGTAGCAGCGGCAGCTAGTGCGGCTAGTGCGGCATCAGCCTTCGATAATTTTGATGATACTTACCTTGGCGCAAAAGCAAGTGACCCAACAGTAGACAATGATGGTGACTCATTAACCCAAGGCGACTTGTACTTTAATACCACAGCAAATGAAATGCGTGTATATGATGGTGGAAGCTGGATTGCAGCATCATCAGCTGGTGGTGCATCCCTTAATCTTTTTGAATATACAGCAACAGCAGGGCAAACTACTTTTTCTGGCACAGATGATAATTCTAACACCTTATCTTATACGCTAGATAATATTATTGTTACGCTTAATGGTGTTGCGCTTGATCCTTCAGATTATACAGCAACTAACGGTACAAGCATTGTGCTTAGTACTGGTGCGGCTTTAAATGATGAGCTTAATGTGGTTGCGTTCAAGTCCTTTACTACTGCGGATATGGTATCGGCTACCAATGGTGGTACTTTTGGTAATGACGTTACTTGGGTAGACAACGCAAAGGCCATTTTTGGTGCTGGCTCTGACTTGCAGATTTATCATGATGGTAGTCATTCATATATTGATGACGCTGGAACAGGGCGTCTTTATATTCGTGGGAATGGTGCAGTTGAGT